CCGAGGATGATGCCAGGACCGCAGGCAGCAACAGGGCAGGGGAAATACTGCCGCCGAACGATCCCGATCGCCTTGAGCTGGCGACCATCCAGATCAAGGAAGAAGACGCCCGCCGCCGGAGGCGCGAGAACGCCAGAGAAGAGGGTCTCTGGGTTCTGGCCGAAGAGGTCCAGCGCCACTCGGCCCGGGCGATGTCGCATGAAGTCGGCCAGTTCGACACAGTGTTGCGGGATGGATCGCGGGCGGTGGCCGATGCCTTGGGGATCGATGCCCGGCAAGTGCGCAAGATATTGGTCGACCATTGGCGCGCACATCGCGCCCGCCGCGCCGAGCAGCTGGCCAACCAAGCAACCAGCGCGCCGATGAGTGACACTGAAAAGTCCGAGTCCGACTGAATGGGGTTCCTGTCTTCGGCAGAGGGCGCCGTGATGGCGGGGATGGCGCTTGCCATGACGCCGCCCGCTCCGCCTGATATCACCCGCTGGTGCCGGGACAACATCGTGTTTGACGAACGGTCACCGTTTCCCGGCGCCTTCGATATCAACCGGTTTCCGTTCCTGCGCGAGATCCATGAGGTTCTGAGCCCGGAACACCCGTCGCGCGAAGTGACGCTGCGCGGCTCGGCGCAATGGGGCAAGACGGTGTCGGTTCTGATCCCGACGCTGGCGGCGTGGCACGAGTATGGACCGCTGGATAGTTTGGTGGTGCACCCGACCAGTTCGGCAGCAACGGAATGGGTGCGCACCAAATGGATGCCGATCCGGCGACAGGCGCCAGCCTTGATCGAAATATTCGGCGAGGGGCGCGGCGAGCAAACTGACACGCTGCACAATCAGGAAACCATCCGTCGCGACGGCACGCTGAAAGTGGTCAGCGCCGGATCTCCGGATGACCTGGCCGGCACAACCCGCCGGTTGGTGCTGATGGACGATGTCGCGAAGTTCGAGATGACGCCGAAAGGCGACCCCGAAAAGATGGCGGAAAGCCGTGCGTCGGGGTTTGATGAGGCCAAGATCGGGCGGATCTCCACCCCGCAGATCGCGGGCACCTGTCGTATCACGCGGGCGTTCAATCGTTCGGACCAGCGGTTCTATCACGTGCCCTGCCCACATTGCGCCAACATGGCACCGCTGACCTGGGAGAATTTTAAAAAGAACCTCGACCCGGAACGGTTGGGCAATGCGTGTTTCAGCTGTGACGCCTGTGGTGCCGTGATCACCCACGCCCACAAGCGTGAGATGGTCGCGGTAGGCCGGTGGGTGGCGCAGAACCCGCGCGGCGATCACCCGGGGTTTCATCTGTGGCGGGCGTATGTGCCGCAGCGCGACTGGGCATCGATTGCGATCGAGTATGCGCAGGTCATGGGATGGACCGGTGTCCATGCCTCGGCCAAGACCGAGGATGAGGCTAAGGAAACGGTTGAAGCCGAAACCGAACAGACCTTCTGGAACGATGTTCTGGGTCTGCCCTTTGAACAGGCGACGAAAGGCCCGGACTGGGAAAAGTTGCGCGACCGGGTCGAGAATGCGGAAGCGGGCAGCGTTCTGGCGCGCGGTATCGTCCCGGCTTGTGGTGTGTTGCTGGCCGCCGGTGTCGATAATCAGGCCGACCGGATCGAGGTCAGCATCGTGGCCTTCGGGCGCAACTATCGCCGCTGGGTCGTCGATCACATCGTGATCCCGCATTACATCGGCGATGACGATGGGCGCGCGGCACTCGATGCGCTGCTGAAGACCACATGGCGTACCGAACTGGGTCTGCGTCTGCCGATCGACATGATGGCCGTCGATGAGGGCGGATTTACGGAAGACGTGCGCGACTGGGCCAAGCGGCATCCGTTCACCCGGGTGATCCTGATCAAAGGCGCATCGACTGCCAATGGCCCGATCCTGCGGCCACAACAGGACCGCAAGGCGAACGGGCGGGTGATCCGGCGGCAAAAGCGCGGCTGGATGCTGAACGTCAGTCAGCTCAAGGCGGATTTTTACGGCTGGCTGGCGAAGGAAGATGCGGTCGAACGCGGGTTCGTCGCCTTTGCCCGTAATCTCGGCGATGAATATTACCGCCAGATCACCTCAGAGGTGCGGATCCTGAAACGCGCGCCATCGGGCGTGATGGTGTCGCGGTGGGAATTGGTTGAACCGTCGCGCCGGAACGAATGCCTGGACACGATGAACTATGCCGAGGCCGCCGCGCGCAAACGCGGCTGGACGGCGATGACCGATGGCCAGTGGGACATTCTTGAAAGCGAACGCGGCATCACGCCGCCCGAAGCGCAGCCCGATCTGTTTGATGCCGCTGTGTCCGTGGTGCCGCTGTCTGAGCAGGCCACGCCGAAAGCCCCGCCGGAAGCGCCGGGCACAGACGATGTCGAAAAACCGGACCTGGGCGACACGCAGGGCTGGATCGCACCGAAAGGAAACTGGCTGTGAGCTACACGCAAGACGATATCGACAGCCTGCGCAAGGCCATCGCCAAGGGCGTCAGTCAGGCAAAAATGGGCGAGGAACAGGTGACGTTCCGGTCGCTGGCTGAGATGCGTTCGACCCTGGCGGAAATGGAGCAATCCGTGAACGGTTCGGTCAGTCGCCAGCATTACCCGACCTTCGTGGGGCGCCCGGAATGAACTGGCTGGACCGCGCTATCGCCAGCGTCTCGCCCCGCGCGGGGCTGCGCCGCGCAACGGCACGCGGGGCATTGCAGGCGCTGGCGCATTACAACGCGGCCAGCGTGTCGCGGCGCAGCTCGGGCGTCAGGGCGGTGTCGGGCGATGCCGATGCGGTTGCACAAGGCGTGCGTCGCCGGATCATGCTGTCAGTGCGCGACGTGGTGCGCAACAATCCCACCGCCAAACGCGCGGTGCAGGTGTTGGTCAACAACATCATCGGCACCGGGATTGAACCGAAACTGGTCACCGATGATGAGCGCCTGGAAAAGGCTTGGAAAGCCCGCGCGGCAGAGCTCGACAGCGTGGCGTTCGATGTGCTGGGCGCCAGCACACTGGCGGGGGTCCAGCGGCTGGCCGTGGAAACGATGGTCACCGATGGTGAGGCGCTGATCCTGTGGCCCGACGATGCGCGCAGCGGCGGTCAATGTCAGGTGCGGGTGTTGGAATCCGAGTATCTGAATGACAGCCTGCAAGGGCGCGCCGATATCGACGGTCACGTTGTCTATGACGGGATCGAATACGATCAGGCCGGACGCGTTGTGGCCTATTACCTTTATGACGAACATCCGGACAGCGCCGTCTGGCTCGGCCCGCTGCGCGGGGTGGAATACACGCGCGTCGATGCTTCAAGGGTGATCCACCTCTATCGCATGGACCGGCCCGACCAGCGGCGCGGGGTCAGCTGGTTCGCGCCGGTGCTCGACGATCTGGTGGCCCTGGCAGACAACGATGAAGCGCAGCTAATGCGCCAGAAGATCGCCGCCTGTTTCGCCGCCTTCTGGCGCTCAGAAAAGGCGCCGGAAAACGCCGGTGTGCCAAAGACCCTGTCGCCCGGTCTGATCCAGCAGATCGGCGCGGATGATGAGGTGACATTCGCATCGCCGCCCGATGTGACCGGCTATGACGATTTCGCCCGCATTCACCTGCGCCGGATCGCGGCAGGCCTGGGGATCACCTATGAGGCGCTGACCGGCGATCTGAGCAACGTCAATTTCAGCTCTGCCCGGATTGGCCGGATCGAGATGAGCCAGAATATCGAGGCCGTCCAGTGGGTGCTGGTAATGCCGCGGCTGTGCGCGCCCCTGGCAAAATGGATCCTGCAGGGCTGGGCCCATGCGGAACCCGCTCTGGTCAGTGCACTGTGCCTGGCCCGGCTGGACTGGACGCCACCGCCGCCGGTGATCGCCGATCCAAAGACCGAGACACAAGTTTCCGTTCAGCGGATCGAGGCCGGACTTTCCAGCCGTCACGGCGAAATCCGCCGAATGGGATATGAGCCCGGCGCCATCGATGCCGAGATCACTGCCGATACGGAAATGCGGCGCAGCCTGACAGAGCTCAAGTCTGCGCCCAAGGCGGGACCAACCGTCGAGCAGGCCGCCGAAACACTGATCGAGGAAAGGAACCTGGATGCCGCGTGATATCTATCTTGAGGGATCGGTGGGCATGGCCTTCTGGCCCGAGGATCCGCACTTCACCCCCGCCCAGGTGCGCGCGCAACTGGAAGGTCAGGGCGATGTGACGGTGCACGTCAATTCGGGGGGCGGCATCGCCTCGGACGGGTTGGTGATCTATCACATGCTGCGCGATCATCCAGGTGCGGTGACGATCATCGTCACCGGTGTGGCGGTCAGCGCCGCGAGCCTGCTGGTGATGGCTGCGGACCGCCTGATCATGCGTCAAGGCGCAATGCTGATGATTCACGATCCGGCTGTCGGCTGGACAGAGGGGCGCGGCACCGAGGACGATCATCTGGCTGTCGCAGAAATGCTGTCCACCCTGTCCGCCGGGTACGCGGGAATCTATGCCGCTCGCGCCGGGATCACCACCGAGGCCGCGCGCGAAATCATGCGCTCCGAAACCTGGTACGGCCCCGAAGATGCCGTCGCCGCCGGGTTCGCCGATGAGGTCGAGACGGATGACGCCGAAGCGCCAGCCGATTTTGCCTATGCCGCCTATGACCACGCCCCCCGGCATTTGCTGGCGGCAACCCGAGCCAGCACTCCCGGCCGCCGCGCCGTCCTGGCCATGATGTGCGGGCAACCCGCCAAACCCCTGAAGGAGACTAAAATGAGCAAGGTACCCGCCGCCCTGGCCAAGGCCAGCGAAGACGAAGATCAGGCCGCCGCCCTGGCGCTGGAAGCGGAAGACGATACCACCGATGCCGAGGCCGAAGGCGGCGATGGCGAAGACATCCTTGCGGATGACGCCACCGCTGAAGACGCCGGCGCCGATGAAGATCCGGGTGATGACGAAGCGCCGGACAATGAGGCTGTCGCGATCATGGATCTGGTGCTGATGCACGGCGGGGCTCTGGATGTGGCGCGTAAATTCATCGCCGACAAAACACCTCTGATGGGCGTCGTTGCCCACTACCGCACGAAAGGACCGAGCGTGAACAAACACAAACCCGGCGGGGCGACCGCCCGGATCACCCGTGACGAACGCGACACCCGCCGCGCCGGGATCGAAGGCGCCATCGTCGCGCGGATGTCGCGCACGAATGAGGTGCGCGGCCCGGCTCGCGATTACATGGCACTGACCTTGCCCGAGATGGCAGCGGCCAGCATCGGCCATCGTGGTCGCGTGACGCGCGGTGGTGGCGAGGCGGACGTGATCCGCATGGCTATGGGGTCGCACTCGACCAGCGATTTCCCGGCGATCTTTGAGAATGCCCTGAACAAGCGGATGATGTCAGCCTATCAGTCGGCAGCGCCAGCCTATCGCGCCATTGCCGAGCGCATGGATTTCGCGGATTTCCGGCCGCACCCTATCGCGCAGGTTGGCGATTTCCCGACCCTGCTGCCAGTGACTGAAACCGGTGAGATCAAGTTCGGCACTGTCAGCGACAAGAAGGAAAGTGTCGTTCTGGTGCCCTATGCGCGGGCAATGCGGATCAGTCGCCAGATGATGGTGAACGATGATCTGCAGGCCATCGACCGTCTGCTGAGCAGCCGTGGCCAGGCGGTCGCCGCATTTGAAGACAGCGCATTCTTTGCCATGATGCTGTCGGGGGCCAATGGCGATGGTCCGACCCTGCTGGAAACCACCCGCCAGGTGTTCAACACCACCGACAAGACCAAGGCGGGCACGGCGGCCGCAATCACCCCAACGAGTGTTTCCAAGGGGATCGCTGACATGCGTTCGCGCAAGGGTGTCAGCGGAGAAACCTTTCTTGCCGTCGAGCCGCGTATTCTGCTGACTGGCCCGGCCAAGGAATTCGAGGCAATGCAGTTGCTTGCGCCGATTCAGGCCGCACAGGCGTCGAACGTCAATCCTTACGTCGGCAAACTGACGCCTGTCGCCACGCCGTATATCACCGACAATGCCTGGCATTTGTTTGCCGATCCGGCAGCGGTGCCGAGCTTCATGTATGGCTATCTGCAGGGCGAAAGCGGGCCTCGCATGCGGATGGACGAACCGTTCGGGCAGCAGGGCATTGCCTATTCTGTCGAGTTGGATTTCGGCGTGGGCGCGATCGATTATCGCGGCGGCTTCAAGAACGCCGGCGCGTAACGCGCCGTTTTGTCTTTCCCCTCATTTTGGAGTTGATCCGATGAAGACCTACATCCAACCGGGCGAAAGCCTGACCATCCCCGCACCTGCCGACACGCTCAGCGGTGCGGGCGTCAAGGCCGGTGTGCTGTTCGGCGTTGCGCAGCATGGCGCGCTGAGCGGCGAAGATCTGTCCATCGCCACTGTCGGTGTTTTCGAGATGACGAAGACATCGGCACAGGCGTGGACCGTTGGCGCTGCGATCTATTTTGTCCCCGCCAGCGGGCTGTGCACCACGGCGACCACCACCGGCAACCTGCTGATCGGCGTTGCGGCTGCGGTGGCGGCCAATCCTTCGGCCACCGGCATCGTCCGCCTGAACGGTGCCGCCCCGGCTGCCGTGACCTGATGAGCCTGTTCGACGGAATGGCGGGCGTCCTGACCGGTGTGTTCGGGGCGCCCACCACCTATCGGCCCAAAGGCGACGTAGCGCGCACAGTGGATGCGGTCTGTCGCAATGGGCCGATCGAGGTGACCGACGCCGAGGGGCACACGGTCATGATCCTGTCGCCCACCCTGCGAGTGCGCCGCGATCTGGCGCCCGAATTGGCCAGGGGCGACATTGTTCTGCCCTCGGCTCCGGTCACGATGGCCGGTCGCACGTTCGAGGTGATCAACATGCTGCCCAGCGGATCACCTGCGCAGGACAGTTTCCTGATCGCTGAACTGGAAGAGGTGGATCCGTGAGCCACTATCGCAGCGACTATCGCACGGCCGTGCGGACAGCTCTCAAGGCATCAAGTGAATTTGCCGGGTTCACGATCATGTCGGCCTGGGCGCAGAAGATCGATGCCGAGACCCTGCCGGTTATGGGCGTTGCCACCCCGCGCGAGGGCAAGCAGCGCGACAGCCTTGAGAGTTCGGCGCGCGAAACAACCGTGATGGTCGCGCTCAAGCGGCAGGGCGGTGAGGATATCGAGGACGTTCTCGACGATGACAGTGCTGTCATCGAAAGGCTGGTTCTGTCCGCGTTGGAGGCTGACGGGCAGGACTGCCAGCTGGTCGATACGGAAATCGATCTGGATGGCGGCGGTGCCAGACGCGTCGGCACGCTGATCATGAGATTCACGGTCGCGGCCTGGCTGGCCGAACCGCTGGCCGGGGTCTGACCCCGAGAACCCGCGCCTGACGGCGCAAACATCACATCGAAAGGATCTGACCAATGGCTGCAAGCAGCGGAGCGGTGCGGGGATATGGCTCGACCGTCAGGGTGGGCGTCGGCGAAACGCCAACCTGGACGAAACTTGTCGGCGTCGAGGAATTCGAATTTCCCGACCAGACACCGGACAACGAAGAGGTGACCCACCTCGAAAGCCCGAATGACACGGAAGAGTTCATCCGCGGCATGAAGAAGGCGCCGACCTGGGCGCTGAACATGCATTACGCGCCCGGCAGCGAGTCCGATGTCGCACTGGCGGCGCTGGATGCCAGTGGCGAGGACGTTCTTTTGGAGTTAACCGCGGTGGGTGCCGATCCGGTGGAATATGCCGCCTATCTGAACAGCTGGCGGCCGGTCGGAATCAACGCCAAGGGCAAGATGATGGCGGTTGCGACCTTTACGGTCAAAGCCAGAGTGGTGGCATAAGGTATGGCGAACGCAATCAGGGGCGAAGTCGCTATCACTATCGCGGGCAAAGTGTGGATCCTGCTGATGGATTTCAACGCAATGTGCGATTTCGAGGCAGAAACTGGCCAGAATGCGCAGGACTTTCTTGGGCTATTGGAAAGCGGAGACAGTGTGTCCACCACCCACATCCGTGATTTTGTCTGGTGCATGTTGCTGGAACGTCAGCCCGATGCGACCAAGAAAGATGCCGGTCGGGTGCTGTCTGAAGATCCGGGCGCTCTGACGCGCGCATTCCAAGCTGCAATCCCGGATGCGGAGGCGGATACGGAAGAAGCGCCGGGGGAAGCGAAGGCAGCGCAGGGTTAGATTACCTTGCGCTGCTGTCAGACTATATCGCCGCCGGGTTCGATCCGGCGGCGTTCTGGCGCCTGACCCCACGCCTTTACCTGGCGCACATGAAGGGCGCAGGCACCCGCGCGGCGCACAGGCGCGCTGATATGGCCGAGGCGGTCTATGTCGGGGCCCAGTCCGGGTCGCAGCGCGATCTTGAACGATACATCGATGCGCAACGCGGCGGGGCCATAACCTTGCCGCCAGAAGCAATGGCCGGCGTCCTGCGTTCGGCCAGTTCCGGCATGGCGACGATCAGCCGTGCCGATTTTTTAAGACAGCAAGGGGGCTGAAATGGCGGCAGGAAATGTCGGTATATTGCGCGCGCGTCTCGGCCTTGATGCGGGGCCGTTCAACCGTGGCTTGAAAGGTGCCCAGGGAACTGCTGGTCGGTTCTCGGCGCAGATGAAGAAGATGATGGCCGGTGTCGGCGTGGCCATCGCCGGGGCGTTTTCGGTCAATGCGATCAAGAATTCGATGGCGACGATCGATGCGCAGGCGAAACTTGCAAAGTCGCTGGGCACCACCACGACCTCAATGCAGGTGCTGGCGCGCGCGGGGGATCTGGCCGGTGTGAGCATGCAGAGCATCGAGCAGGGCACAAAGGACTTGTATCGACGCCTCAGCCAAGCGGCAACGGGCGGTGGGCCAGCTGCAGACGCGCTCAAGCGTCTTGGTCTGTCGGCGCGCGACCTGTTGAGGCTGCCGTTGGATCAGCGATTGGGCACCATCAACCAGGCTTTGAAGGACTTCATCCCCGAAGCGCAGCGCGCGTCTGTGGCGGGCAAGCTGTTCGGTGAGGAGGGATCGATCGCGCTGGCGCGTCTCGACCCTGCGACTATTGCCCAGGCGACCGAAGAGTTGAAGTCCTTCGGCTTTGCGATCTCGGAAACCGACGCAAGCAAGATCGAGGCAGCGAACGATTCAATCTCGAAGCTGGGCCTGATTGCGCAGGGGCTGATCAGCCAGATCACCGTGGCGATCGCGCCCGCGCTCAATGCGATGGCGCAGGGTTTCGCGAACGTCATGCGCGAAGGTGGAACACTGCGCACGGTCATCCAGACGCTCGGCGAAAACATCGGCCGTCTCGCCGCCTATGCCACGACCTTCGCGGCCTATCTGGCTGGTCAGTGGGTGGTGGCCATGGGGGCGGCGGTGCTGGCGACCGGTGGGCTGTCCCGCGCGCTGTTGGTTCTGCGCGGTGCGATCATGCGCACCGGTATCGGCCTTCTGATCGTCGGAGCGGGCGAGCTGGTGTTTTGGTTCTTTAAAGTGGTGGCCGGGGTCGGCAGCATTGGTGACGCGCTTTCCGCGCTTGGCAACGTGGGAAAGGCCATTTTGGAAGGGATGGGTCGGGCTGCTACTGGCCTTGGCAATATGATGGCGGGCGCTGCGCAGAGCATCGCGGGGCATTTCGTATCTGCATTTGCAGTAATTGGCAGCAAATGGGACTTCCTAATCAACGGAATGCTGAAGCCTTTTAATCTGATTATGTTCGCGCTTGGACAGCGCGCAAGAATTGGTGCTTCTAACGTCGGCGGAGCACTTGGGAAGATCGGCGAGGATTGGAGAGGCAAAGCCGCGAGGAACTTTAAAGAGGGTTCTGGGCTTATTGCGAACTCGATGAACATTGTTTCTCCCGCGTTTGAACTCCTGCGCCGCGCCGTCACTGATGCCGGGGAGGATGGCGCGGCGGCACTTGATGGCGCAGCGGCATCCGTCGCCAATCTCAATGACGAACTGGCAAACGGCGCAGGTGGTAGCAGCGGTGGCGGCGCGGCGGGAAAGGCGCTCGACACCCTGAAGGACAAGGCTGGCGCGCTGAAGGACAAGATGTCCGAGGTCAAAAGCGCGATGTCCAGCGCGTTCGTTGGCTTGGTCACCGGCGCGAAAAAGCTGAAGGATGCGGTGGGTGAGCTGCTTGGCAAGTTCGCGGAAATGCTCGCAAGCCGGGCCTTCGATGCGCTGTGGTCGGGTGGGTTCGGCGGAAAAGGCGGCGGTATTTTCGGCAAGATCGTGAGTGCGATCATCCCCGGCTTTGCCAAAGGCACGAATTTCGCCCCCGGTGGCCTGTCGATGGTTGGTGAGCGGGGGCGCGAGCTGGTGAATCTGCCGCGCGGATCGCAGGTGATCCCGAATGGCCGGACGGAACAGATGATGCGCGGCAACAACGGCGGTTTCCGCGTCGATGTTGTTCCAACGCCTTATTTCGATGCCCATGTTTCCCGCATGGCGGGCGGCGTGGCGTCCCGCCTTGATCAGGGTGTCGTGCGCCAGAGCCGCGCCAATTTCCCCGGCGTCCAGCGCACCGTCGCACTGCGGGGCGTCTGATGGTTGAGCGCCCGATCGTGACTGTGCCGCGCAGCCTCATGCGCGTGACGGCCGTGGACTGGGATATCGACTGGCGCGAAAAGGGTGCGCGCGAGGCGACGGATGGCAGTATGCAGACTGTTATCGCCGCCGCGCCGCGCTGGGTCGGCACCGTGCCCCTGCGCCTGACGCCCGAGACTATCCTTGCCTGGCGCGCGATCCGGGACGAAGCAAGGGGCCGCACGGGCCTCTATCGTCTGCCGCTGGTCGATCCTCTGGGCATCAACCTGGCTGCGGGGCATATCCCGGCGGCTCTGCGCAATCTGGGTGTGCCGTTTTCGACGGATGAACGGTTCCTGACGGGGCAGGGGTTTTCGTATCTGCCCGCGGTGGAACTAGTCGCCGCCGCCGCGCCGGGCGACAGGGTTCTGATCTTGCGCGATCTCGGGTTCGGGCATCCGCTGAGGGTTGGCATGTTTCTAAGCCACAACGACTGGCCGATCCGGATCACGTCGCGCACCGAGATCGAAGACGATGACGGGCCACTGGTCGAGGTCACGGTCGCTCCATTTCTGCGCAATGCAATCCCGGCCGGGGCTCTGATCGAAATGGCGGCGACGGGGATTTTCGAGGTCACGGACGGGTCGGGCAACCCGGCCTATGACCTGAGCCGCATATCGACGCCAACGCTGAACGTGCAGGAGTGGCTAAACCGATGAGCATATTCCCCGAAGAGTTCGACCCGCGCGCCGATGTGGTGATCGTTTTGAGCTTGGTCCTGGTCGATACGCCCGATGGTGCGTTCGGCTTCATGCCGGGGATCGAGGGCCGCTTTGTCGATACCACCGGACGCATCTGGTGGGGGTCGCAACTGATCAGCGTTGGTGACCTGCAATTCGCGCTGAACGGCAGCGCGCCGACTGGCAACTTATCGCTATCGTTCTTTCAGGATCCCGACGCGCCGAACCTTGTGGCCGAGGTGCGCGCTCTTGGTGCCGACTATGTGGCGGGGCGCGAGATCATTTTTTTCGAACAGTATTTGAATGACCACGCTGAATTCTACGCGCCGCTCTGGGGCCCGACCGAGATCCTGCGCCGCCGGATGCGCAAGGTCACGGTTTCGGCGGAAGGTCCGCAACAACGCGAGATCTCGGTCAGCTTTGAGGGACCGTTCGAGAACCGCCGCACGGCGCGTCGCCGCGTTTACAATTCCGAGGATCATTCGGCTCTGGTGGGCGCCTCGAACCCGTCGCTGAACTTCATTCCGCGGGATGTGAACTTTAAAGAAAAGCTGTTCGGATGATTGCTTATCCCCCGCATACGCCCCTGATGCTTGAAGCGCACCGCTGGATGGTGCTTCCGACGATCTGGGGCCAGCACGACTGCATGCTGAGCCTGGCTGACTGGTACCTGAGGGTGCATGGGTTCGACCCTGCCGCGCACATCCGGTTCACCTATGACAGTCCCGCAACCTGCCAGAAGGAAACCGGATTCCTGCGCGATCCGCTAAGCGCCACACGCGACATCGCTGAGGTGCATGGCGGGCTTGCACGCAAGATCACACCACCGGTGAAAGGCGATATCGCACTGTTGCGGCTAATTTCGGATGGGCGCGAGACCTGTTGCGGTGGGATGTGGCTCGGGCGAGGCTGGCTGATCAAGGGGCAGCCGTCCGGTGCCACCCTGCGCACGGCAGGCTCGATCCTTGAAACCATGGCTGTCTGGGATATGCGCTATGTCGATCCGTAAGCGGCTTTTGATCATAGCGTTTCTGGGCACCACGGCCCTGACGTCAACGCCCGCACAGGCGGGGCCCGTCGTTCCATTCATCGCGGGATTTGCGAGCTTTGTGTCGACGGGCGTGGCGGTCGGGGCGGGGATTGGTGGGGCGTTTGCCCTGGGATCGGCCACCGCAGCCTTCTTTGGCACGGCGCTTGGGCAGATCGTGCTGTCGATCGGGTTCTCGTTGATTTCGGCGGCGCTCACGCCAAAGCCGCAAAGTGTCGATCCGGGGGATCGGCTGGTCAACTATGCGCAGCCGATCACCTATTTCGAGCGGGTCTATGGCAAGGTTCGCAACGGTGGTGCGCTTGGTTGCACGTCGTTCCGCTCGGACCGCCGTCATTACACGGCAATTCTCGCCTCGCACAGCATCAAGGGGGTGCTGGAGCATTACCTCGACGATACCTTTGTTGAAGTGGATGAAGATAACTTGATTGCCACTGCACCGATGACCGGACACGGCAGTATCCGCACCTATACCGGCCAGCCCGGCCAGCTGGCCGATCCGACGCTGGTTGCGGATATTCCTGAATGGACGGAAGCTCATGACATGGCGGGGCTGTCCTATGCGGCGCTTTATGCGAAACGGGTCAGCGGCGACGCCTTCACCGACGTCTATACCCGGGGCGACATCTGGGGCTATGCGCCGGTGATCGAGGGAAATGATCGGATCTATGACCCGCGCAACGACAGCTATGGATACTCGAACAACGCCGCGCTGGTGATTGCGCATGAGGTTGTTCACACTCTTGGCGGTGCTGTCGATTGGGAGGCTGTCGCGGTAGAGGCGGATCATTCCGACACTCTGGTAACCAATGCCGATGGCGGTACGCAACGCAAGTGGACCATCAACACCCTGTTTGCTGACGATCAGGACTGGGAAGAGGTTCGCGCTACGATGCTGGCCGCGTGCGACGGGTTCATGTTTGAGCGGGCAGACGGCAAAGTCGGGTTCTATGTCGGGCGTTGGCAGGAGCCGGGTGTCACCCTGACAGACGCCGATTTCCTGTCGCTCAATGTCGCGGAAGGCGCAGAAATCAGCACCGCGACACAGTTCGTCGGCCAGTATGTCGAACCAGCAAACCTCTATCGGCGCACCCCCACAGGGGCGGTGATCGCCGATCCGCTGGGGCGGCGGATCACCCGGGACGTGCCGCTGATTGCGATCGACAACTACGATCAGGCGGTGCGTGTGGTTGCGCGCACGGCTGCGGTCGATCGGGCGCAATATCAGGTGGCAGGGACGCTCAAACTGTCGGGCCGCGCACTTACCGCCCAGCGGTTCGCGCGCATCGAACATGCAGAGCTGGGCTTGTCTGTCGCGATCGAGATCGGCGAGCTGACCAGGCGCGATGATGGCACATATGATTTTCGCGGGGTGTCGACCACACAGGCCGATCACGAATTCGACGCGGCCACCCAGACGCCGACGCGTCCGATCTATGAGGATCTGGCGGCTGACAATGCGGTCGCTGCCGTGACAGGGCTGAGCGGCGCGGTCGCAGGGTCCGTCGGCAGCGCGGCGACGATCTTGTTTTCGTGGTCCGAGCAGGATGAAAGCCTGACGCAGCAGATCCACATCCGCTCGATCGATGCCGGACAGCCGGATTGGCAAGTTTACGGCGCCGGTGAAGGGCAATCATCCTTCTCGGCCACGGGCCTGACCGATGGCGCCACCTATGAGGCGCAGGTGCGCAACAGAACCTCGGCGGGCCGTGTCTCCGAGTGGTCACCCATTTCGCCGGTCAGCGTGACGGCCGTTGCGGACAGCGTGCCACCTTCGGCGCTGACGGCATTCTCGGCAACAGTTGTGGGCTCCGACGTCGAGCTGGCGCTGACCTCGCCAAACGATGCGGGATATTTCGCCACCCGCATCCTGCGCGCAGACTATCCCGGTGGATTCGGTGGGTCGCTAAATATCGCTGACGCGTCGGTTATGCGGATCGAATACGGGCTGCCGGGAAATCCGGATACTTGGACTGACACCAGCGTTCCCGTCGGCGTGCACGCCTATTGGGCCGAGCCGATCAATGGCTCCGGCATCGCAGGACCAAGGTCTGGCCCTGAAGCCATCGAAATCACTTAAACAAAAGAGGCCGAGCAATGGTTGCCAAGTCCCCCCGCGTCATTTGGCGCGGCAATCCTGCGTCTAAGTATCATCAGCCGGACCCGGTCGAGATCGTGGAGTTTCTCGATGGTATAGATGCGAGGTCTGCATCCAATGCGATTGGGAACGCGGAAAATTCGCGCCAAATTGAGGACCTCAGCGCGCGGACAACAGCTGTCGAAGCCGTCGCAGTTAGCGGCGCAAGGCCCCGCGAGTCGGTCGCGTTAGCCACCACGGCCAACATCACGCTATCCTCTGAGCAGACCATTGATGGCACCCAGACCAGCGGCACCGCAGTGCTGGTGCGGGTGCAGTCCGCGCCGGCGCAGAACGGCGTTTACATCACCGGGGCAGGCGCCTGGACTCGGCGCAGCGACATGGATGCGGCGGGCGAGATCCAGCGGTCGTCGGTCTATGTCAACGGCGGCACCGTCAACGGCGGGTCTACGTTTTACACCGGGTCGGAGGTCACCACGCTCGGGACTGATCCGATTGTCTGGACGCGGATGGCGGATCAAAGCGGGCTGAAAAAGCAGATCGATGGGCTGGATGACCAGATCGCTGCCTTGCACAGCCCGACCGCTGTACCGATGCCATACACTGGTCAGGTGTCGACCCGCTGCCGTGTGTCCGAAGGTGCAGACGCCTCAAACAAGCAGGCGATGGCGCGGACATACCACATCGCGCGGGACAAGCTCACATCCATTCAGATCATTGTCCCCGGATGGTATGTTAATCCCACAACAGGCTTGGAAACGGCGCTCTCTGCCGATCTGACGGTGACTGCCGCAATCGAATACCCGGAGGGTGTTTACACGCAATTAAAATTCGGCGGGGCGTCGGCGGGAACCGTCACCGCTGGCGGCAATCTCATCTCTGATGCGGCTTCTGTACCCATCCCGGATGGCGCGAAATTCTTTGTCCGTCTTTTTGTGACCACTGCTGGTAATCTACCACTGGCGATAAAAAGCATCGACCGCGCGGGTGGTGATGCCGTGGAGTTTGCCGCTAGTGGATTGAGCGATGTGACGATGGGAGGCACCATCACCACGCATCCGGCGACTACCGCCAGCATTTCCCCAATGGCGATCATCGGGGCAACCACGCGCCCGTCGGTGCTGATCGTCGGTGATCGTGATCAATCCGGGGAACTGGACGCAACCTATTCCGCGACCGGTGATGCTGGATATGTCGCAAAAAGTATTTCCGCCACACATAGCTATATCAACGCGTCAGGCGCTATCGAAAAGCCGACGACATTTGCCGCGCGTTTTGTCAAACGCATGGGACTTGCTGCATATTGTTCCCACGTCATCGTCGGAATGACTGCACAAGACCTGACCGGCGGGACGCCGTCATTCGAAACTGTGCTGGCGGCGTTTCAATCCGTCTGGAAAACCTTTAGCGACATTGGAAAGGTCGTCAGTCAGACAACTGCGATGCCTTTTGCAACGTCAACAGACGCATGGGCGACTATCATCAACCAGACGCCGAACGCTACGGCAAAACCCCGCATTGCGACCTTCAACGAAACCGTGCGTGGCGGTGTTCCTGGTGTGCGGGTCTTTGATGTGGCTGAGGTCGTTTCGGCAGGTGGTTTGTGGCTTCCGGGGATGACATCACAGGCAGCACTTGTCACGACAACGGCTCATGCGGTAATTTCTGAGGCGACAGTGGTGAGGCTGACGGCGTTGCGGATGGCGCGAGATGCTGACGTTCTGGCCGCTGTGCGGCGAGACGTTGCGGTTACGCCGAAGTCGCTGCAAGCTAAAGTCAACTCTCTCGAATATAAGATATTTCGGGTTAGAGACTTTGGGGCGTTTCCGTATGATGCCTACATTTATGCTATGGCACCCGGCACAGTGGATAGCACTGTGGCCATTCAGGCTGCTATAGATGCGGCGAATGTAGCGGGCGGCGGAATCATCCATTTTGATCCGGGGTTTTACAAGGTTTCGGGACCGTTGAAAAAGCAAACTTGGTCGGGTCAGAAATATCACTCGCAAATATATATTCCCTACCGAACTACCTCCGCCAAAAAGCAGCAAATTGAGTTTTATTGCCCGCACTCGGCGGTTGGTGGGCCATATCAGGGAGCGAGCTTCAACGGCCTGCAAGGGGCCGTTCTGTGTTCAACGATCACAGACGGAGCCTATGACCCAGAGTACTTCCGGCCAAGTGTCATTGGTGGACCTACTTTCGCGACACCAACAATTTCGTCATCAATATTCAATGACTGGCACGTTAAGGTTGATGGGGTTGCAATCAACCTGCCGGATAATCCCACCTTATCAGGTTTTGATTTTCAGGGCATGGCTTCCGTACATATGCTGGATTTTAGGGTTGAAACAAACACCCGCATTTCAGACACAGCTCACCCTACAAGCCCTCACGCTTGGGGGGTGTGCCTGCCAAAAACCAATAACAACGTGCGAACCATGATCGGGAACGGTTCTGTTCACGGCTGTTATGTCGGTGTTGGTTTCGCAGAGCATACAAATATGTATGGGACGCTGTTATTGTATAAGTGCGTTGTGGGTCTTGCGCCGATCTTACCGCTAAACCACACGGCTGTTTTCTCCGGGCATCTAAATCCTGAATGGTGCAATTATATCTTTGCGCCTTGCAAAGAGGATACTGGGGTGGGCGGAACGCACACGGGCGTTTGTATCATGTCTGTCGCCAACTTGAGCATCGAAAACGCGACAGTTGGATCGGTATGGGAAACGGTGAAGCACATCTACGACCCCGAAAATCGGTTACGCGGAGAGGTCGTTTTTGGGCAGGTAAAGCCGAACGTTGGGCCTGTTTACGATCCGCTGGAGATCGAGGGCGGGGTAAATCTTCGGACTGTGTGCTTGGGGTCCGCACCATGACTGCACCGATGGTTATTCTCCTGTTGTGCAATCATGTGGATGCCGATCGGTGATCAACTGGGACGGGTTGCATGATCAACCGACTTAACCGGAGCATCGCGGCAGAGAGGCTTCGCGGTCAGGTCATTTATGGCCGGATAGTACCCAACATCGGGTGAACAACTTACCCGCTGATGGTTTTCTGGGTGCAAATTTGTGGCTCGTAGAATCGGCGGTGTGCTGATGAAGCTGCTAGCTGAGTGTCGGGTGTACGCGATAGACAAGCTTTTCTTTCGCTGCTAGGGCTGCCCTGCAAAAATTTTTTAAGAAAGTCTGATGCAATATCGCCCTGAAATCGACGGTCTACGCGCCGTCGCTGTTATCCCAGTCGTCCTCTTTCACGCCAACGTGTACGGCTTTGCCGGTGGCTTCTTGGGAGTAGACGTATTTTTTGTGATCAGTGGTTTTCTGATAACGTCGATCATTATCGCAGACCTTGAAAAGGGCCGCTTTTCGATAGCCAAATTCTATGAGAGACGGGCGCGGCGCATCCTTCCCGCACTAACGGTTATGATGGCTGTTTGTACACTGTTTGCTTGGAAGTGGATGTTGCCGAGCGAGATCACCGAATTTGGCAAGGCGCTCGCGGCGACTGCACTGTTCGTCTCGAACGTGCTGTTTTGGCGGGAAACGAACTACTTTTCTGCAGATGCTGCGCTCAATCCATTATTGCATACTTGGAGTTTGGCGGTTGAAGAGCAGTTCTACATCCTATTTCCGTTAGTTCTTTTTGCAATGTGGTCTCGGTTACGACGTGGCGTTATGCCATTGTTCGTCATCGGAATAGCTGCCAGTCTAACATTGACAGTTTGGGCAGCGGAAAATGCACCGATTGCAAGCTTTTTTCTCGCTCCAACTAGGGCGTTCGAATTGTTGATTGGGTCTTGCGCCGCGTGGTTCGCGCACAAACGTGCGCCGATGAAGTCAGAGGCTGCAAGCATTGCCGGTCTCTGTATGGTTATGGGCGCAATCGTCTTTCTGGCTGACGAGACGGCCACCCCAGGTTTTTGGTCATTGATCCCGGTCCTGGGAACAGCAATGATTCTGCTCTTTGCTCGAGACGGCACGCTAGTGGCCGCACTTCTCGGCTGGCGGCCGATCGTTGGAATTGGTCTGATCAGCTACAGCGTCTATCTATGGCACCAACCAATTCTGTCCTTCTCACACATTCGGCTTGCGCGGCCTGCTGATGGTCTGACGCTTTGGGTCCTGTTGGTTGCGACTTTTGCTGTCGGGTGGATGAGTTGGGCGTGGATAGAACAGCCGTTCCGAAAACATAGCGTGTCACTCCGAGGCACATGGAACGTTATTTATGCGTCTGCGGCATTGATTCTAGTTACTGCGTCGATTGGCGGAGTCATCCTGTCGGGTAACGGGTTTGAGTGGCGTAAAACACCGTCTGGCTCACGTTTTACTGATTTACTTTCGCTCGAAAGCGCTATTGCGCCAAACTACGGGCTATCGAAAACCTGCGAAGACATCAAGAATTTTGACAGTATGGAATGTAAGAGCAGCAATGGCTTCACCGCAGCTCTGTGGGGAGATAGTTTTGCAATGCACCTTGTACCTGCGATCCAAGTGAGTGCTACCGAGCTTCATTTCGCCCAGCTGACTTTGAGTCAATGTGCTCCGATACCCGGCTTGGCTGCCACGCATTCAATTACATTGTGGCAAACCTGTATGGCGTTTAATGATGCGGCCGAGTCGTGGATAATATCGCAAGATAACATTTCTTTGGTCGTTTTAAGTACTCCGCTCAGGGACTCTACTACAGTTGTACATCTACGGGACGGGTCCACAATCGATGAGCCTGCGGCTATCCAAGAAGCCATCCGCAATAGTCTCGTGGATCTCGCGCAACGATTGGGCGTTGCGGGGAAACGGCTCGTTCTTGTCGGGCCGCCCCCTCATTCCGGCGAGAATCTTGGCATCTGCTTTCTGCGCCGCCAAGTGATGGGTCTTCCAGCGGACGCGTGTGATTTCACGCTTGATGAGGCCGATATTTTCGATAAACCGGCTAATGATCAACTAGAAATACTAGCTGGCCAATTGAATATTGTCACCCTCGAAGACATGATCTGCTCTCGAGGTAGCTGTAGCAGCAATGCAGACGAAACGAGCCTCTATAATGATCGTTTCCATCTCTCCATCGAAGGGTCATCGTGGCTGGGTAGGACCTTCGACTTGGCAGGAAAGATCATAGGATCTGACAAAGTGTTGCCCAATTATGCGCTAGGGACTTCAGCGGCCCAGTGACAACACACTTAACAGTGACGTTCGCAAAAGAGCTTCGCCAAAATCGTTTCGAAGATAGCGTCAAGTGCTTTTGTCACGGAGCGCTAGAGTGCCATGGCTGAGACCAAGCCTTTTAAAGTGCCTTAAATGCGCGCTGAAACCCGCAGCTTCAAAACTTCTTTGCTGCGACTTTTGCTGTTATGGGTTGCAAAACTTCGCGTCGTGCTACAATCGGCGCGCTGCTTAGGGGGGTATCATTTGGCCTCTTTGGCCGTATGTTCAGGCGCCGCACCCCGCCGCTAGCGTGTCAGCCAGCCGCGGTATCGCCTGACAAAAATCTGAAAGGTTCACCTGTGACCCTATCCGAAGCAATCCGGCATGCCTCCATCGTTGTGCCGGAGCAGATCAGTACGCTCTGCGTGTCAGGAGCTGCCCAGGCGCATGTCCGCGCCGTCTTTGCCCCTCAGAACAAATTGGAAGCGTCGCCTATCTGAGGGCGTCGCGGGTGCACATGTTTCTGGGCGGCCATCGAGCGGCCAGGCTGACTGACGCCTCGAGGGTGGCGCGCCAAATGTAAATGCGCAGTGTCTACGCGATATGAGCGACAGTATAACATCCCTAACACAAGGACTTCCCATGTCCGACGAACACAAGCCCCTGCGCCAGATGATCTGGGAGCGGTTCATATCGAAGTCTGTCGACTGGCTGGTCGTCGCGGCAATTGGCGGGCTCGTTATCGTGATTTTTCGGACTGGCGTAGGCATACCCAATCACGTCGCTTCCTCTTTGAGCAACAAGATACGGCATTGTCTGGAGCTATGCCCGAAAGTTGGTGACGGCGTGATCAGGCGGCGCTTTGAAGTTGCTTGATCCCGTCCTTGAATTCAATCCCTTCGATGATTTCGGGCATGCGGTTGGCACCATCGAGTTTGCGCCATT